CGGCATAAAAAAAACTTAACGAAAGGGGTTGAAACGCCCCTTTCGGATACCTATATAATATGGGTGCAGTTCGTAAGTCGTCCAGTTGTCACAAACGGAACACCTACTCTGTGACACAAATTTTGGGTTTTGGTAGTTTCCCTCACAAAAAACTACCATTTATAAATATATTTGATATGCCGATTATCGGGTATCGAATTAATCTTGCTTAATAAAGGAGAAAACTATGGTAAGCATAAACACAGTAGAGAACCCTTTCGATAGGGTCAAAACTTATTCTATCGGTTTTGATAGAATGTTCAACACTCTCTTTGACGAGAGTTTTGTTCCCACAACAAACTATCCCCCTTACAATATCGTAAAGACATCGGATGAAAAGTATGTAATTGAAATTGCAATTGCTGGTTTTTCTAAGAACGATATTGAGATTGAGACAAAAGAGAATACTCTTACAGTAAACTCTAAATCTCGTCCAGAAGGTGATGATGATAAAGAGTACATCCACAGAGGTGTATCTGCACGAACTTTCAAAAAGGCATTTAGTCTTGCTGAAGATGTGTTCGTACAAGGTGCGACATTTGTGAATGGAATGTTGTGTATCGAACTTGAACGTATCGTTCCAGAGGAAAAGAAACCTAAAACGATTAAAATCAAGTAATTTACTGTGGGGGGAAAAATCTCTTGACAATCCCCCCATTTTAGTGTATGATGTGTATTAATCATCAAATTACTGGTGATTGAATTTTAATAATGGAGATAATATGGCTAGAAAAGCACTAACTAAAAGAGAAAAGACCCTAAGACTATTACAAACTGGTAAGAACGTCACATGGGAAACTCTTAGAACTAAACTCGATTTGACATCACCTAGAGCAATGATTGACACGCTGAGAAGCGAAGGCAACTGTATCTATGTGAATACTTTCAAAGGCAAAACTGCATATAGAATGGGTGAACCATCTAAAGGTGTAATTGCTGCTGGACTTAAAGCATTATCGGGTACTGATTACTCTTACTCAAGCTAATCAATCTGCGGTGGGGGGTTCGCCCCCCATCCAACTTATAGGATGTACAATTTGAAAAATATTGATTACAAATATTCAGAAGATAGGATTCTGAAAGAATTGCAAGTATACATTGATAAGACATACTCTGCACACTACTCACAAAACAAGTTTCAGGCCACGGAGTTTATTATGGACTCTGGACATGGCGAAGGTTTTTGTATCGGGAATATATTAAAGTATAGTCAACGGTACGGAAAAAAAGACGGCAAGAACAGAAATGACTTGCTAAAAGTAATCCATTATGGTATAATGGCACTACACAATCACGATATAAATGGAGATAAATGATTATGCAACTTAGTAATGATACCAGAGATGTTCTAAAGAACTTCTCAACAATTAACCAAAATCTTTTGGTAAAATCTGGTAATGTGATAAACACAATGTCAGCGATGAAAAACATTGTGGCGAAAGCAACTATCCCAGACACATTCGACAACGAATTCGCAATCTACGATTTGAATGAATTCCTCTCAGCGATGTCGCTGTTTAAGAGTCCTACATTGGACTTTGGAGACCAATCGGTACGATTGAACGAAGAAGGCGGTGGTAGTTCACTGAAGTATTTCTTTAGTGACCCATCCGTAGTGACTACTCCGAAAACGGAAATCACTATGCCTTCAGTAGACGTAGAGTTTACGTTTACACAAGACACCTTTAATGCAATCTCAAAAGCGAGTGCAGTACTTGGTGTTCCAGATGTAGTTCTAAAAGGAACTGCTGGTGGTGATATTGAATTGACTGTTACTGACCGTAAGAACGAAACTTCTAACGACTTCAGTATTAAAGTCGGTGATAATTCACCAACTGACTTCACATACTTTTTTAAAGTTGAAAACTTAAAACTACTAGGTGGTGATTATAAAGTACAGGTATCTGCAAAGGGTATTTCACATTTCGCACATGTGAACAAATCTGTAGAGTACTTTATTGCTTTAGAACAAGCTTAATCCCAACTAGGAGTTTTATATTATGAATGATGTGATGTTATGGGTGGAGAAATACCGCCCATCAAAAATCAGTGAGTGTATTCTTACTGATGATTTGAAAAAGACTTTCCAGACCTTTGTAGATGAGGGGAAGATTCCAAATCTACTACTTACTGGCGGGCCTGGGGTAGGTAAGACTACGGTTGCAAAAGCGATGCTTGAGGAACTAGGCGCTACTTATATGATGATAAACGGTTCTGAAGAATCGGGTATTGATGTACTGCGAAACAAGATTAAGAACTTTGCTTCTACTGTCTCTATGGACGGTAATCGTAAGTTCGTTATTCTGGATGAGGCAGACTACTTAAATCCTCAATCTACACAGCCTGCGTTGCGTGGATTCATTGAAGAGTTCCATAAGAACTGTGGATTTATTCTTACCTGTAACTTCAAAAATCGAATCATCGACCCTCTTCACTCTAGATGTTCTGTGGTTGAATTTCGTATTCCTACTACAGAGAAACCTAAACTCGCTGGAGAATTCTTCAAACGAGTTCAGACTATTCTAGGGGAAGAGGGTGTCCAGTATCAACCTAAAGCAGTTGCTAGTATTGTGGAAAAGTATTTCCCAGACTGGCGTAGAGTTCTAAACGAACTGCAAAGGTATTCTGTATCTGGTATGATTGACAGTGGTATACTTGTTAATATATCAGAAACAAATATGAAGGACTTGACAACTTTCCTCAAAGAGAAAGACTTCAAGTCTATTCGTAAGTGGGTTGCAAATAATCTTGATAATGACCCTGCCCGTATGTACCGAAAGGTTTACGATGCACTTTATGAAGATATCCAACCACAAACTGTGCCACATCTTGTTCTCGCAACAGCAGACTATTCTTATAAGTCAGCATTCGTTGCAGACCAAGAAATCAATATGCTTGCATTTATGATTGAGATTATGACACAGGTTCAGTTCAAATGAGCTATGAACTTAAACATTATCTCAAATCCATAAACGAAACAAAGGAACATCTGCTAGATTCAGATGACCCTATGTGGGAAAAGAAGTATTCCCCCTACATTATCAACAAATGTCTTGCACCATTTAACGATACTATAATGTTGGTGAATGAGATGAATATGAGACATCATCTTGATTCAAAACTACAATATGATTTTTTACTAAATACTATTAGGTCTAAGAAACGATATGCTCCTTGGGTGAAAGCGAGTAAGTTAAAAGATTTAGAGTATGTAAAAGAGTATTTTGGTTATAGTAATGAAAAAGCAAAGGCTGCTCTGAAAATACTTGATAATGAACAAATTAATACTATAAAAAGTAGTTTGAATAAAGGTGGAAGAAAATGAATGAAATTGATTGGCAGCCCGAGAGGATGCTCGAAGTAAAATTAAAAGAACCAGATGACTTTCTAAAGGTTCGTGAGACATTAAGTCGTATTGGAGTTGCATCTCGCAAGGAGAGAAAACTCTATCAGTCGTGTCATATCCTACATAAACAAGGACGATACTATATCGTACACTTCAAAGAGTTATTCGCTCTGGATGGTAAAGACACAAACATAAATCAAAACGATATTGAACGTAGAAACTCTATTGCATCACTTCTAAGTGATTGGGGTTTGATTGAACTTATGGGTACAGCAGAACCCAAAGCACCACTATCACAAATCAAAGTGATTGCGTTTAAAGAAAAGAACGAGTGGGACTTAGAGACAAAATACAATATCGGTAAAAAAAGAGAAGTTTAAATTGACACAAAAATTCTCACAATTCATCACTGAAGAACCAAAAGAGCAAAAGTATAAACTTGTAATCTTTCACAACTCTCACGAAAACTTGAGAGATGTAGGAAAACAAGATAGGCCTGATGTTAAGTTGATGATTGATGCTGCAAAGAAGGTTGGTATTGAGTTATTCAATGCTGAGTATTCTGGTGGATTTATATCAGAGAAGAATGGGAAGATGTACATCAACTCTTTTGACTTTGATAAAACTGGTAAAGCAATCAAACCTAGTGAGGATGGCAAAACAGAATATCAAAAACCATTTGAGATTAGTCCAGAAGATACACTGATTTTCCCTAGAGGATTGGGTACTCTTGGATTTACTACAAATAGAAGATGGGTGGATATGATTAGACTCTTAGAAGATGCTGGGTTTAAAACTATTCCATCCCTAGAAACTTGGGACATATGTACAAGTAAATATTATTGTAATGAGTTGTTCAGAAAGAATGGTTTACAGACACCTGTAACTGTTCCAATAACATATTCGGATGATGCTGAAAGAGCAGTAGAAGGAATGAAGTTCCCTATTATCTTAAAAGCGTCCAGTGGTTCACAAACTGGTGTTGGTGTTGTTATTGTAGAATCTATGCGTTCTCTACACCCAACAGTACAGATGTTGTCACTGTTAAGTAAAAATATTGACCTTGTTGCACAAGAGTATATAAAAGTCGATTATGACGTTAGAGTTATTGTACTCAACGGTGAAATAATTGCGGCGATGAAAAGAATTGTAATTGATGGTGATGCAAGGAGTAATGCATCATTAGGTGCAGAGACAGAAGAGATAGAATTAACTGAAATTGAAAAACAGGATTCTATCAAAGCTGCAGAACTTTGCAAAGGAGATTTGGTTGGAGTAGACTTTCTTCCCTCTAAGAATAGAGAGAAGGAACAACCATATATACTGGAGATAAACAGTATGCCAGGGTTTGGCGGAATTGAAAGGTCTACAAAAGGTAAGAGTGTTACTCAAGATATTCTGAGAACATTCTTAAACCGTAATAATTGGTAAAGGAAAAATAATGACACTACTCGAAGCAATAAAGAAACATAATGAAGGTAAGATTGCATTGCATAAAGCAAATGTTGCAGTCTATATGAAGAATCCTGCTGGTATTGGGGAACACTCTGATATTGCAGAAGCGGTAGAATGTGAATTATCAAAGATTGCACATTCTCAAGATATTATTGATATGATTGATAAACACTTCTCAAGTGAGGAACAATTACCACTTTTCTCTTGACATTCACCCCTAAACCGTATATAATGAAACTCTTTGATAAGGAAAAATGTCTTGAACTTTTACACACACGTAGCCCAGTGGGGCAATCAACTATTGGTTCGTGCAGTAAAGGATGGTGTTCGTAGTAACTACAAGGTTAAATACGAACCCACTCTTTTTGTACCTGTAAAGAAACCCACTGGTTACACCACTCTGGATGGCAACAATGTCAATCCAATGAAATTCCTCTCCATCAAGGAGGCAAAGGAATTCGTAGAACTGTATCAAAGTCAACCGCATCTCGTATTCGGTATGACACAGTTTCCTTACACATATATCGCAGAACAATATCCCAAACAAATACAATTCGACAGTTCGCAAATGCGTATTGTCACTATTGATATTGAGGTAGAATGTGAGAACGGTTTCCCTAATGCTGACCAAGCATTAGAACCAATGTTATCTATTACTATCAAAAACCATGACACTGGACGTATCAAAGTTTGGGGATTGCATGAATACAAAAATGATAGAGAAGATGTTCAGTACATTCAATGTGCAACTGAACGTGAACTTCTAGCACAGTTCCTTGCATGGTGGGAATCTGACCATCCAGATATTATTACTGGTTGGAATACAGAGTTCTTTGATATTCCATATATCTGTAACCGTATCAAATCTCAAATGGGTGAGGACGCAATGAAACGTCTATCGCCTTGGGGTGTTGTTGATGCAAGAATGGTAGGTTCTGGTTTCGGTAAGAAAGACCAAGTCTACAATATTCTTGGTGTTGAGAACATTGACTATCTACAACTCTATCGTAAATTCACTTATACTAATCAAGAATCATATCGACTTGACCATATTGCATTTGTCGAACTAGGACAACGCAAGGATGATAATCCATATGAGACTTTTCGTGATTGGTATACTAAAGACTATCAGTCTTTCCTAGACTACAATATTCAAGACGTTGAACTGGTAGACAGACTTGATGAGAAGATGAAACTCATCGACTTGATTCTAACTATGACGTATGAGGCAAAGGTAAACGTATCTGATTCGTTTACGTCTGTTAAGTATTGGGATGTTCTAATCTACAATCATCTACTAAAAAGTAAGATTATCATTCCACAAAAACTTGGACACAAATCCAAGGGTGAGAAGTATGTTGGTGCTTATGTAAAAGAACCACAAGTAGGACAACACAAATGGGTTATGTCTTTTGACTTGAATTCTCTATATCCACACTTAATTATGCAGTACAATATTTCACCAGAGACTTTGTTGGCAAAACAACTTAATCTTGGTGATTCATCTGTTGATGATTTGATTGCACAAAAGTTTGATATCAAAAACATGCTTCCAAACAATGTAACGATGACACCAAACGGTGCGTTGTTCAGTAAAGACAAATTGGGTTTCTTGCCTGAGATGATGCAAGAGATGTATAATGACCGTACCATCTATAAGAAAAAGATGTTAGATGCCAAACAGAAATATGAAGATACCAAAGATGCTAAATACTTAAAAGATGTTTCAAGGTTTCAGAATATTCAGATGGCAAGAAAGATTTCACTAAACTCAGCCTATGGTGCGATTGGTAATGAGTGGTTTAGATATTATGATTTGAGGATTGCAGAGGGTATTACGACATCGGGACAATTTTCTATACGTTGGATTGAGAAGTCCATCAATTTGTATCTAAACAAATTGTTAAAAACGAATGGAGAAGATTATGTTATTGCATCGGATACAGATTCGGTATATATTACTTTTGACAAGTTGGTTAGTACTGTGCTTGAAAAAAGAACAGATGAGTCGGAGAGTTCGTATCGTGGGAGGGCGGTGGACTTCCTTGATAGAGTTGCTCAAGAGAAAATTGAACCTTTTATTGATAAGAGTTATCAAGCTCTTGCTTCTTATGTAAATGCATATGACCAAAAGATGCAAATGGCAAGAGAGGTTATTGCAGATAAGGGTATCTGGACTGCAAAGAAAAGATACATTCTTAATGCATGGGATATCGAAGGTGTTCGTTATCAAGAACCCAAACTTAAAATCATGGGTATCGAAGCAGTTAAATCATCTACGCCTGCACCTTGTCGTGACAAAATTAAAGAGGCACTGAAGATTATCATGTCTGGTTCGGAGAAGGATGTAAACACATTCATCCAAGAGTTTCGTGAAGAGTTTATGAAACTTCCACCAGAAGAGATTGCATTTCCTCGTTCTGTTAATGGACTAAAGAAGTGGAGTAGTAGTTCGGGTATCTTTACTAAAGGTGTTCCTATGCATTGTAAAGGTGCATTGCTTTACAACCACTATACTAAAATGAACAAACTTAATAATAAGTATCCTCTTATACAAGAGGGTGATAAAATCAAGTTCCTAAACATGAGACAACCGAATCGAATGTCATCCAATGTGATTTCGTTCATTACTAAGTTGCCTACAGAACTAGATTTGCATAATATGATTGACTATGACTTGCAATATGAGAAGGCATTTGTTGAACCATTGACGTTTATTATGAACCAAATTGGGTGGCAGATTGACCGTTCTTATGGAACACAGACAACTCTTGAGGATTTCTTTGGATAAATGCCTTGACATTTGTTGGCAAAACAAGTATAATGAGAGTATAAATTATGAAAGAGGATTTGAATGAAATATTTTAGATATACACTTGATGAACTGAAACAGTCATCTGACAGAAAACTATTCGATTACATATCGTTCTTTGCGGGCGGTGGTGGTTCATCTGCTGGTTATAAACTTGCAGGCGGTGATTGTAAATTTGTCAATGAGTTTCAACAAGTCGCAGTGGATACCTATCTAGAGAATTGGCCAGAGACACCAGCACACATATGTGGTGATATCAAAGAAGTCACTGGTGCAAAGATTATGGAGATGACAGGAATCAAAAAGGGAGAACTTGATATACTTGATGGTTCACCACCTTGTCCACCATTCTCAATGTCTGGTACAAAACAAAAAGGTTGGGGTAAAGAAAAGACTGCCTATGGAATGAAACAAAAAAACATTGAAGATTTAACGTGGGAACAGATTCGTATTGCTGGTGAGATGATGCCAAAAATAATTATCTGTGAGAATGTAAAAGGTCTTACAATGGAATATGCAAGAGAACATTTGATGAGAATGGTAAATGATTTCGAGGCATTAGGTTATACAACAGTTTACAAAGTACTAAAGGGACACAATCATGGTGTGCCTCAGAAAAGAGAAAGAGTTTTTATCGTATCTGTAAGGAACGATGTACTGGATAAAATCGGAGTACCATTTATGATACTTGAAAGTTTGATTTTTCCAGAACCAGAAGAACATGTCACCACAATTAAAGATGCAATTTGGGATATTCAACAAAACAATGAGAATGCTTTTGAAGCAGTTGAACTTTGTGAGTCGATGACCAAGAGCGCTAAATATAAGTGGATGAAGAGACTACCAAAGAATCCAGAAAAGGTTGTCTCTGTTGGTGATGATGTAGTTGGGCCTTGGTATGATAAAGTCATTGAACATAGAAAGAAATGGGGTAAGAGTATTCCAGATAGAAAGAGTTCGTTCTTTCAATCTCGTAGAGTTCCTTGGAATCAAGCATCTCATACACTTTCTGAACAAGGACTACAAACAAGTCTTGCAGTTCACTTGCACCCAGAAGAAGATAGGGTGTACACAACTAAAGAAGCTGCACGACTAATGACTTTGCCAGAGGATTATAAATTCACTGGTACTCTTAATGAGAAACTTGCAAGAATTGGGTTGATGGTTGCACCACTACAAATGAAGTACCTTGCTGATAAAGTGTACGAAAACATCCTTAAACCCTATAAGGAGATACAAAATGCAGAAACTAACGGTTAAGAAAGACTTAGGTCAAAAAGAAACTTACGATAAATGGAATGGTAAATTTCTAGACGAATCAGCATACGATGAGGTAATCAAAGTAACTGATACAGACATGGGAGTAATGAAACCTATCCTATCTTTGGATGGTTCAGATGTTCCCCTTGCATATGTTATTACAAATGCATTCCCTAAACAAAGTAAGATTAGGGATATTCTAACTACTATTGAAGATACATCTACAATGAGGGCAAACTGTTCAGGCCCTATTGATAAAGAAGAGATGTTGGCAAAAGGTTTAGTTGAAGGACAAGACTATAAACTTAGAACACCTAACTCATATTATGTCCGTACAAAGTCTGGTGGTTGGGGTATGATTGCATACTCAAACGAAATCCATTCAGTTATGATTGGACACAAACGTGGACGTTTTACTGGTGGTATTGATGTATCGGGTTGGTGTAAAGACAATAAAGAAAAGTGGGAAGCACTACAAGAAATTTCTGAACACAATGAAACTGCATTTGCAAAAGCAAACAATGACATCTATAAAAGTCAGAAGTCATTTGCAGAAAACAACATTCGTCCAGAACATAGAGTTGGTGAAGGTATCTTTACTACACTTTCTGCGAATAGATATTCTGCATATCAGTCTGCAAAGATGGCTGCACATGTAGACAGTGGTGACACTGATGCTGGTATGACAAGTATGTGTGTATTCAGAGAAGGTGATTACGATGGTGCATATCTTTGTTTCCCTCGTTATGGTGTTGCAATTGATGCCCCAGATAATAGTGTTGTAATTGCAGACAGTCAAGAAGTACACGGTGTTACACCTATCTCTGGTAATGGACAACGGTTTAGTTGTGTTGCATATTGTGATAGACGATTGGCAACAATCGGTGTCTACGGTAAACAAGAGAAGTTGATTGGTAAGTATGCTGCAAAGACATCTGGAAATTTAAATGACTTTCTTGGCGAATAAGCCTTGACTTTTGTTTTAATAACAGGTATACTATGCTAGAAGATTGAGGTTAATTTATATTATGGAGAAACAATGAAATATCCCTTTGAATATGTAAAGGCCCAAGAACACTTTGAGGAATTCGCAAAGAAACCTGTTCTTGTAGAAGGTATGAAGTTGGTGGAGATGTGTTATGTAAAAGTAACAGACATCGACACTGAACATTATAACTTTGGGCGTGTGGAAGGAAAAACAGATTCACCACACATTTTGAAGTTGCGTACTATTTTTCGCAACGATGAGTATGAACCACAGTTTCACGAACCACCAGTAATTACAAAGCAAGGTAAACTTGTTGCTGGTAAACACCGTTTTGTTTCTGCAAAGTTGGAAAAGGTTGAACACATTTGGGTTGCAGTATGTACGTTTGCAACAACTAAATCTTTACGTCAATATGCAATTACAGAGAACTTGCGTAAGCATCCTAAGAACGAAGCAGACCAAGGTGCAGTGGTTTACAATGTTATCTCTGCTATTCAGGCAGGAGACTGTAACAAGAATGCACACTCTATTCGTCAATACTTGAAAGAGATTGATTGGAATACACAAGTTGCAAAGACTGTAGAACTGGTTCTTTCATCTGTTATTGATGATTACAAACAGACTACTAACCCTACTCGTGATGAGATTGTTGAAGCAATTATGGATGAGTATGGTGTAGATGTTACACAAGCACCACAGTGGTTGGTTTCAACATTGCGTGGTGGAACTGGTGAGGTTGCTGGTGACCGTCATGCACGTTTATGGTCAAAGGTTTATCCTTTGTTAGTTAAGGGACTTGATGTGAATGTTGCAGTTGGTTTTTCGGATACTCTTGCAAAAGATATTCCAGAGAATCGTGTGAATATTTCTGAGAACTACTTAATGAACTATATCGACCAGTGTGTACAGGTTGCAGAAGCATACAAGTCTGGCAACTTAGGAAACATTAACTTTTTATTCAAGACACAGATTGAGGGTGAAGATGGACATTTTGTCGAAATTGACTCCTAAACAATTAGACCATGCAGATATTTGTTTTTCTGCAATGTCTGGTATTATGGAACGTGGTAAGTGGGAAGTAACTTCTAAGAAACGTCAAATCACTCGACAGTTCTATATGGGTTGTGGAAACTTTTCTTCTGGTTGGGTATCATCTGAAGCACAGATGTTGAAGGCAAAAGACCGTTGTAAAGACCACTTCATTTCCCCACAGACTTATGCTTACTACATTCTCGACCATTGGCATATGTATTCTATTTGGGAACAGTTTTTACCACAGTGGATTTTGTGTTCACAAACTATTGCAGTTACATCTGAAGAGAATAACAAGTTAAGTGGATTTACAAAGAATACTTTTGAAACTGGTAATGTTATCAAAGTAAAAACTTCTATTGTAAATCGTTATTCAGAACTTGGTATTGATTTGTATCACGAAAAGAATGGTTTGGTAATGGCAGGTGAAAAGTTTCCTCTACCAGTATCAGAACACTTCTTAGAATATGAGGAGAAAAATCTACTACTATGATTATAATGATTGGTGGAATACCATGCTCTGGTAAATCCACATTAATGAGAAGTCTGATTTCAGAAATGGGTTCGCATGAAGATGTTGAACCCATGAAACTATTTCCATGCCAAAAACACGGTGACGTATTGGTAGTTGGAAGATATCCTGTTGGCGAAACATTTGGGGGAACTGACAGAATTAGTTATGGTGCTATCTCTAAGTTTAGAGATTTCATTGAACAAGAAACTCCCAAACATAAACATATAATACTTGAGGGTGATAGATTTTGTCGTGCAAAAGATATCGAATGGTTGTTATCAGAACATGATGCAAAGGTTTTTATCCTAAAGGTAACAGCTGAAACTGAAAAGGAAAGACATATTGGTAGGGGTGATGAACAGTCTGAGAAATGGTTGCAGACTAGAAGAACCCTAATTAATAATCTACAATCTAATTTTCTCTTAATGGGTGAATTGGAAATACGGCAAACTGATACATGGGATTCTCTCCATGAATTAAAAAATGAAATAAAGGAAAACTTGATATGAAAAATAAAGTAATTAGTATACTGTTTAATAATGGAATGGAAATTGTTGGACGGTTTGTTTCGGAAACAGATGATGAACTTGTGGTGTACAAACCTCGTATGGCACAAATGTCGCAACAGGGAGTTGGACTTATTCCATCTATCTGTGCTACTGGTAAATCACCAGAAGGTGACTTCACATTCAGTAAAAGATTTATTATGTATTACACTGAATCTGTTGATGAGATTTCAAAAGGTTGGCAACAACATACAAGTGGATTGATTACAGCAGATAAAGGTACAATAATCTCTTGACTTTAGCAGACAAATATAGTATTATAAACAAAATGGAATCAAAGGATATAGATATGACTGATGAACGACTATTGCTAGACTACACTCGTTTTGTGGATGAGGTGACTTCTGAGGAATCAAAAGACCCACAGGCGTTTTCAGACGCACTAGATATAATAGACGAAACAAGTGGTTTGCCTCCAGAACGATTGATTACAGCTGCATTGGGTATCACTGCCGAGGGTGGTGAGTTTGCAGAGATTATCAAGAAAGCATGTTTTCAAGGTAAACCTCTAGATGATGATGCACAATATCACATGAAGCGTGAATTGGGTGATGTTATGTGGTACATTGCACAAGCATGTATTGCTCTGGATTGCACACTAGAAGATATCATTTATATGAATATCGAAAAGCTAGAAGCACGTTATCCAGACGGATTTGATTCTTTTCGTTCAAACAATAGAAAAGAAGGAGATGTATAAAGTATGGATTTTTTGAAAGATATTGCTAAGACAGCGGGCAATGAATACGCTGCACTTGTAAGTGAAGGGGTTGAAGCAGGTGATGTTGATGCATTCATCGACACTGGTTCTTATATCTTCAACGCATTACTGAGTGGTTCAATTTATGGTGGACTACCAGCAAACAAGATAACTGCGGTTGCGGGCGAGTCTGCAACTGGTAAAACTTTCTTTGTGATGGGTATGGTTAAGTCATTCCTTGATGCAAACCCAGATGCTGGTGTGTTGTATTTTGAGTCTGAATCAGCAATCACAAAACAGATGGTAATCGACAGAGGTATCGACCCTGCTCGTATGGTTATCCTACCAGTAACAACTGTACAAGAGTTTAGAACACAATCATTAAAAGTATTGGATGCATATTTGCAACAGAATGAAGCAGATAGAAAACCAATGTTGTTGTGTTTAGATTCACTTGGTATGTTGTCTACTACAAAGGAAGTAGAAGATACTGCTGATGGTAAAGAAACTCGTGATATGACACGGGCGCAAGTACTTAAAGCTGCATTTAGAGTATTGACTCTGAAACTTGGTAAAGCAAAAGTACCAATGGTAATTACAAACCACACATATGATGTTGTTGGTTCTATGTTCCCTACTAAAGAAATGGGTGGTGGTTCTGGACTGAAGTATGCGGCATCATCTATCGTATATCTTTCTAAGAAGAAAGAGAAAGATGGAACTGAGGTTGTAGGTAATATCATTCACTGTAAGAATGCAAAGTCTCGTTTGACTATCGAAAACAAGATGGTTGATGTACGACTAATGTATGAACGTGGACTTGATAGATACTATGGTTTGCTTGAACTTGCACTGAAGTATGGTATCTTTAAATCAGTATCAACTCGTATTGAATTGCCAGACGGTTCAAAAACATTTGGTAAAACAATTAACAATAATCCAGAGAAGTTCTTTACAGAAGAAATCATGCAACAGTTAGATGATGCAGCTGATAAAGAGTTTAAGTATGGACAACGTGTAGAGGAAGTTGAAGAAGAAGAAGTTGCTGAAACTGATGCAACATAATTTTATTCAAGTTTACAATGATGTAATAGAACCAGAACTATCCCAACAGTTGATTGCAATGTTTGAAGAATCAGAGCATCAACATGAGGATATAATCTTGGAAGGACATCGTTCTTTCAAACAGGTGACATTACAGAATCATCCAGAATGGGAGCCTTTTGTCAAACCATTACAGAATACGTTCTATAATTACATAGATAAGTACATGAACGATTGTGGGGTAACTGACAAGATGTTCCCAGAACAATTTGCATTTGAGGCATTTCGCTTGAAACGATACATGCCAAATGATGTAGATGAATTTGATGACCATGTTGATGTTGGTAATCATAGTAGTGCAAGAAGGTTCTTAGTATTCTTTTTGTATCTTAATGACAACGAAGGTGGACACACAGATTTCCCAGATTACAATATTTCAGTTCAACCTGTTACTGGAAAGATGGTTATGTTCCCCCCAATGTGGACTCACTTACATGCTGGAAGGAAACCGATTGATAAACCAAAATACATTATAGGGAGTTATTTGCACTATGTCTAATATTAGTGAAATGTACACTTATGTAGAAAACAAAGATAAGAAGTGGACTGCCATCGGACTCACAGAGAAGGCAGGCAAATATCAAGGAGTTGTATACAGTTACGGTAAAGTAAAGATTCTTGAGAATGAAGAAAAAACAGAAGCCTCTTTACAATTCGAGTGGGATATGTTAGACTCTAATGGACTACCAAAAGAAAGTATTAAAGATGATTTCTTTGAACTTGCTGGTAAGATATTGGAAGATATCATAAGAAAACAAATAGATGGAGAAGAATTACAATATGTCAACACAGACGATAGAAAAGACAACACTAAGTAATCTAGTTTTTAATGAACCTTACACTCGTAAGGTTTTGCCATTTCTAAAACCAGAATATTTTTCTAACCCAGAGGAAAGGATTGTATTTGAAGAGATTACTAAATTTGTAGAAAAGTATAATAACACTCCTACCAAGGAAGCGCTGTCTATTGAGGTTGACGGACGTAAAGATATTAATGACGAACAGTTTAAAAAGGTAACACAAATTATTGAAACTCTGTCTGATGCAGAAGTTGACATGAACTGGTTAGTCGAAACTACAGAGAAATTCTGTAAGGACAAAGCAGTATACAATGCAATTCTCAATGGTATTCAAATCATCGAAGGTAAAGACAAAGAACATACACCAGAAGCAATTCCTAGTATTCTTACTGATGCATTATCAGTTGCATTCGATTCACACATTGGACACGACTACGTTGATGATGGTGAGGAAAGATTTGAGTTCTATCATAAGAAGGAAGAGAAACTAGAATTTGACTTGGAGTACTTCAACAAGATTACTAAAGGTGGACTACCACAGAAAACTCTAAACATTGCACTTGCTGGTACAGGTGTTGGTAAATCATTATTCATGTGTCACATGGCTGCATCTACTTTGATGCAAGGTAAGAATGTATTGTACATTACTATGGAGATGGCAGAAGAAAGAATTGCAGAACGTATTGATGCGAACTTGATGAATATCACTATGGATGATTTACATGATTTGCCTAAGAAGATGTTCACAGACCGTCTTTCTAAGATTAATAAAAAGACTAATGGTAAACTTATCATCAAAGAATATCCAACTGCATCTGCACATAGTGGACACTTTCGTTCTCTTATCAAAGAACTTGCACTAAAGAAATCATTCAAACCAGATGTTATCTTTATTGATTATCTAAACATCTGTGCATCATCTCGTTTTAAAGGTAATGCAAATGTTGGTTCATATTTCTATATCAAAGCAATTGCAGAAGAACTTAGAGGACTTGCAGTAGAATGTAATCTACCGATTATGTCTGCAACCCAGACAACTCGTGGTGGTTTCAATAGTTCTGATGTGGGACTTGAAGATACTTCAGAATCATTTGGTTTGCCAGCAACTGCTGACTTAATGTTTGCATTGATTACAACAGATGAACTAGAACAACTTAATCAGATTATGGTTAAACAGTTGAAAAATCGTTACAATGACCCAGGCGCTAACAAAAGATTTGTTTTAGGTATTGACAGAGCGAGAATGAAACTGTATGATTGTGAACAAGAAGCACAAGATGATATCATTGATAGTGGACAAGATGACACACCAGCATTCGATAAAAGTCCAATATCTGCACGATATGACAAGTTTAACGACATAAAGGTGTAATTTATCTTGACTTCTTAACAATTTGATATTATAAATAGAACTGTAATATTATTTGTGCAAATGGAGAAATTGATAAATGCAAGGTTTCAAGACCTTCCTTTCGGAAGCAAAAGTTAAAGCAGAGGATTATGAGGCAGCCATAGTTATTGGTTGGTACGAGTTACATGAGCGTGAACTCGACTCTAAGTCTGGCATTACTGATAAGACGTTAAAGGTTTTAGAATCAAATCCAGAAGTATTAGCATCTGGTAAACGCATTGCAGAGTATGTTCTTAAAACAAACTCAAGTCTTGCAGGCGCCCAAGCAGAACAGTATGGTAGAGCATCTACTAAGTTAACTAAGTTCTGGACTTCACACGGTGCAACAAACAAAACTCCAAAAACAGATATACTAATTGGAACTATGCGTTTCTCTTTAAAGATTGGTGCTGCCCAACTTATGTCTGGTGGTAAATCTGAATCTAGTGCTACATTCTATGCAGCGGTAAAGAATACATCAAAAAAACTTTCAAAAAATCCACAGTTTAAGGTTGTAGAAGGGATTTTAGAATCCTTTGTTACAAATACTCTTGCACCTAGTCAATTGCGTGGAATAATTAAATCTGGTGAAAACGAAGTTGTTAACGCTGGAGAAGCTGCACACAAACAATGTATGACTGAACTAGGATTGTTATTTGAACAATCAAAAGAATTTAAGGTTGCCTTTGCTCGTGAAGCAATGTCTGGTTTTGAAAAGTTCGGAGAATCAGATGCTGCAGCTGCAGAGTATATGTTAGTATCTTCTCACGATGGTAACAGTGTAAAAATTAAAAGTGTATACGATGATGACTATTGTTCTTACATTGCAGATAAAATGAAATTGCAAGCAAGATTTAAAACAAGTGGTAGAGTTTTGAACAAGAAGAAAACTGGAGAATACAATTTCTGGTCTGTTATTTCACTTATTGTTAATGCAATGGATGAAGATATAGATGCATATAATAACGGTGAGATTCTTACTGAAATTCGTTTGTTTAAAAATCTTACTGCAAAGGTAAAAGGATTCTTTAATAAAGTTTGGAAAAAAGCAACTAAGTTTTTTAAAAAGGGTACTATGTCAATGATGAAATTTTTAGGTGTAGAACCTACTGTTACACATAGTAAGGATGTTAACTTTGATTAATTTTAGTAAATACATAACTGAAGATAAGGGTGGAAAGAATTTACACCTAGAACATATCGAAGATGAAATACTCAACTTTGGTGTGTCAGGCGGTAGAGCTGCAATTAACTTTGTTCGTTCCCTTAGAGATATGTTGGCAGGTGCATCACGTTCATCTGTAAACATGACAGTTAAATGGGACGGCGCTCCAGCAATCTTTGCTGGTATCGACCCAGAAGATGATAAGTTTTTCGTTGCAAAGAAATCAGTATTTAATGCAACACCAAAATTATATAAGACAGCAAAAGAGATTGATGACGATGGACTATCTGGTTCATTGAATAGTAAGTTTAAAGTTGCACTTGCAGAATTTTCTAAGTTGGGTATTAAAGGTGTACTTCAAGGAGACTTGATGTGGACAGATGATATTGAAACAGATACTATTGATGGAGTGAAGTATTATACATTCCAACCCAATACAATTGTTTATGCTGTTCCTATTGATAGTGATTTTGGTAAACAGATTAAAGCATCCAAAATCGGAATTGTATGGCATACAACTTATACTGGTAGCGCACTTCAAGACATGAAGGCATCATTCGGTGTAGACATTAAAGGATTATCTAAACCAACATCTGTATGGATGGATGACGCAACTTATAAAGACGTTGCTGGTAAAGCAACAATGACTGAGAAAGAAACAGAAGCAGTTACTAAATCTTTATCTGGTGCTGGTAAAACTTTTCAAAAGATTAACTCTGGCATGTTGACTAAGTTTCTAAACATACAAAACAATTTTACAGGAAACCTTGCTGGTGCATCATTAAAGACATATTATAATAGTAAAGTGAGACAAGGTAAACCTATCAACAATCCTAAAGCACATGCAAAGGGATACGAGAAGTGGGTATCTGATACATACGATAAAAGAATTAAAAGTCTCAAAACAGAGAAGTCTCAACAAAAAGTTGAGAATGAAAAGAAAGAGATGTTACGAGAACTAAAG